GTGTTGGGGTTATGGAAACGATCTGAGGGTTTTGTATTTGATGAAGATGCTGATGATATGATTGCTAAAGCATTAGGCCTTAGAGACATGGAACTTAATACCGAAGAGATAGGTGACTGGCGTGTTTAAAAAGAAAACCCCGTGGGACAAGCCTTTCTCAGAAAAAATTGCAAAACGAGTAAAAAAAATACCTACAGGAGAACTTGAGATGTGGGTTGAGCAGTCAACTTATGAGTTAGGTCGTTGTATGAGCGTTTACTCTAGGAATCGTGACTTAGCAGCCTTAGAAGAGGCGTTAACTGGGGCAGAAGCCCTTCATGCTGTTCTTAACGAGTTGCACTCTAGAACTTCTAAAACAATCGTGTAAAACGACATGTCGACATTTCCGCTACAATTATCTTGCCTCTCTTCCTTCTCTCCCGTGTGTGGCAACGTGAACCCTGGTATACCTACCAGGGTTTCATGTTTTTTACTAGACTAAGGAACATATGAGCGAGTTAGAATTTTTAGACGAGGAAGAATACCTTTTAGAGGGTGAAGACGAACTCCTTGAAGAAGAGGAAGAAGAGTTAGACGAACTCTCTAAAGAGTTTGTTCGTAAAATGGTAGAAAAAACAATTCAATTTATGAACGCATTAGTCGGGCATGAGTTACACCCTTATCAGCTACCGCTTGCTAAACGCATAATTGAATCTGTAATCATTAACGACGGTGAAGAAGTTACAGCGCTTGCTGCACGTCAGTCGGGTAAATCAGAAACAATCGCTAACACAGTAGCCACGTTAATGGTGTTGCTACCTAGACTTGCAAAGATGTACCCAGATTTATTAGGTCAGTTTAAAGATGGAATTTGGATTGGTATGTTTGCCCCAGTTGAAGGCCAGGTAGAAACCCTTTTTGGTAGAACCGTAAATCGTTTAACTTCTGAGCGTGCGTTAGAGATTTTAGGTGACCCAGAGATTGATGACTCTCTTGGTAAAGTCCCTGGAGTAACGCGTCAAATTAGGCTTAAGAACTCAGGTAGTAGCCTGATGATGATGACAGCTAACCCACGTGCAAAGATTGAGTCTAAGTCTTTCCATCTTATTGTTATTGACGAGTGTCAAGAAGCAGATGACTTTGTAGTCTCTAAATCAATCTCCCCTATGCTCGCGTACTACTCAGGAACGATGGTAAAGACAGGCACGCCTACTACGCACAAGAATAACTTTTATCGCTCTATTCAGTTAAACAAGCGTAGACAGACAGGCAGAGCCTCAAGACAAAATCATTTCCAGTGGGATTACAAAGATGTATCTAAAGTAAACCTTAACTACGGCAAGTTTATGAAAAAAGAAATGTTACGAATTGGTGAGGACTCTGATGAGTTCCAGATGTCGTACAACTGTAAATGGCTACTAGAACGCGGCATGTTTGTTACCTCCACGATTATGGATGAGCTCGGAGATACTTCTCAGGAAACTGTTAGGGCATGGCACAGAACTCCAGTAGTTGTGGGGATCGATCCCGCACGTAAACTAGACTCAACAGTTGTAACCGTTGTATGGGTTGACTGGGATAGGCCAGATGAGTTTGGTTATTACGACCACCGAGTGCTTAACTGGTTAGAAATTCAAGGCGACGACTGGGAAGACCAGTATTTTCAAATTGTAAACTTTCTTGGCTCTTACGATGTTTTAGCGGTAGGTGTAGATGCTAACGGAGTTGGTGATGCAGTAGCCCAACGGCTTAAGCTTTTACTCCCGGGAGCAGAGGTTCACTCGATAGGAAGTAGTCAACAAGAACAGTCTAAACGTTGGAAGCACCTTAAAGCTTTGATTGACCGACGTATGGTTGGCTGGCCTGCACATGCTAAGACTAGACGCCTTAGAACTTGGAAACGCTTTTACCAACAAATGACAGACCTTGAGACAAAATTCCAGGGCCCAAACTTCTTAGCCCACGCCCCAGCTGAGGCTCACGCCCACGACGACTACGCGGATAGTTTGGCCATTGCTGTCTGTTTAACTATGGATTTAACGATGCCTTCGGTAGAAGTCTCTTCTTCACCTTTTTATAGATAATTTTCACTTTAGGCAGTATTTAACTTAAATAAGTAGCACACTTTTACCTGAGGCCTCAACCTTCTACAAGGAGTTATAACTATGACAATTTCACCAGCACCAAATTTCCCAGAACGTCCGGGTACAGTTTACGACCGCAAGATGGCTGGCGCTATGCCAGGACAGCGCGGACCACTTCGTTTTGAAGAGGGAATCGCAACTGATACAGATGTTCCGCAAGAATTCTCAACAGGCGCCGCACAGGGATACATTCCTGCTGCAGGCCGTACAAATCGAAATGCAGTTGTTACTACAAAGACAGCTGAAGAAACAATGCGTGAGCGTGCTCACGTAGGTTCAGCAGCATGGGTAGAAGCGCCAAGTAATCTTCAAGAGTTTGCTTCTGCTGGCTTTGGCGATTATGGTTCAAACGTCATTGAGGAAACATTCCGCAATGGCTCACACCAACAGCGCCTTAACCCTGCAGTAGTACAGGACTAATAGAAGAAATAGCTCCCCACCGTCCTTCGGGACTGGTGGGGCTTTTCTAAGGATTAACTATGGCACTCATTTCTGGTCGTTCCGTAACTAATGCTCCAAAGCAGTTACCTGCTAATCCACGCCTCTGGAACACAGTTACTGTTATGGCTAAGTCACGTTTTCCTAAGTATCCGTCACCAGCTGCTGCTCACTGGGTACATAGTAAATATATTCAAATGGGCGGAAAATTTGTAGATTCTAAAAAAGATATTGACCCACGTAACAGAGATTACGTGCAAGAAAAAAGAGACAAAGAAGAAAAAGATCAAAGAGCTAAGGTAACAAAACCTATAGGTGGCGGAACCATTAAAGGCGAGACATTTAAGCATTAAGACGATATGTCGATATTGGTGATAGTATTTAGTTGTGAGTTTAACGAGAGGAATTATCGGTGAGTGGTAGCGGTCTAGATTTCTCACCTCCATCGTATAGAGCTGCTTCTTCTGATTTAACTATCTCTATCTCTCCACTAGGTCTCGTAGAACTGGCGGATGAAGAGTTTGAAGTACACGGTCCTCGTTTAAACCGTTACTCCCTTAACTGGGCTATGTATCTTGGTCATCATTATTCATATCGCCGTCAAGTAGGCGAATCACAGATGGTTCTTAACTACTATCGTGCTTTTACAGACTTTATTCTTAACTTTACATTTGGTAAGGGAGTTCAGTTTCGTAGCCCTAAGCAGACAGAAGCTATTGTTCCAGACTTGCTAGAAAGAGTTTGGGAAGTAGATAACAACAAAGCAACAGTACTTTGGGAAATGGGACAGCAAGGCGGAGTCTCTGGTGACTGCTTTATTAAAGTTGCTTACGAAGAGGCTTATCAAGACCCATCTGGCCGCATTCACCCAGGCCGTGTTCGTATCTTGCCTCTTAACTCATCTTTTGCTTTTCCAGAGTTTCACCCTCACGACCGTGAACGTTTAATTCGTTTTAAACTTAAGTACCGTTTCTGGGGAACATCTCTTGAAGGAACGCGCCAAGTATTTACCTACACCGAAATCTTAACTGATGACTCTATTGAGGAGTACATTAACGATGAACTCATTGACTCTCGTCCTAACCCGCTTGGCACTATTCCCATTATTCATATTCCTAATGTCCGCATTTCTGGTAGCCCTTGGGGCCTATCTGATTGCAATGACATTATTCCAATTAACCGTACGTACAATGAAACAGCTACGGATATTGCCGACATCGTTAACTACCACGCAGCGCCAGTTACGGTTATTATCGGTGCTAAAGCGTCGCAGTTAGAAAAAGGCGCTAATAAAGTTTGGGGCGGATTACCTAAAGATGCTCGTGTAGAAAACCTTGAGGGTGGAGCACAGGGCCTTAAGGGTGCTATGGACTTCCTTGCAATGATGAAGAAGTCAATGCACGAAATGGTCGGTGTTCCTGAGACCGCACTCGGTCAAGCAATGCCTGTATCTAATACCTCAGGTGTAGCACTAGCAATTATGTTTCAGCCTTTGATGAACCGTTACCATCAAAAAATCATTCAATACGCACACGGGCTAGAGCGCGTAAACGAACTTATCCTTATCAGCCTTGCGGTTAAAGAACCTGAAACTATGCAGGCTAACCCTGGTACACGTTTTGCACCCCTTAAAGATGGACAAGTTGACGTACTAGATTTAAACGATCCAATCAGCTTCCGCTCATACGTGCATTTCCCACCTCCGCTACCGCTTGATAAGTTAATTGCCCTTAACGAGGTTCAAACAATGCTTTCCCTTGGCCTAGAGTCTAAAGAAGGCGCACTTCGTTCACTAGGCGAAGAGTTTCCAGATGAAAAACTTATGGAAATTCGTCAAGAACTTATTGATGACGCCAAGGCCGATGGTGCTCTTAACCTTGTCAAGGGCCAGATTCAGCAAGAAATTGCTCAGTTAACTGGAATGCTTCCAGGCCCAGATGGGGCCCCACCTCAGCCAATGCAGGGTCCAGAAGGTCAGCCTATGCCAGGAAATCCTGGAGCGGCTAGCCCTATCCTTGACGAAGCTCAAATGTTTGCACAGATGGGTGAACAAGGAATACGACAACGCCTTGTAACAGAAGCTTACGGTACAAAAATCCCACAACGACGAGTACCGGACGAGTATGAAAAGTAAGTAGTTTAGCCTGACAAGTCTGCCTAAACAAGCAAAAATTGTTTACTGAAAGACAACGTTTGGTCATATGTGTTATTAAATTGGAAAACGACCCCTAGGATAAAAGGAAGTAAAAATGGATACAGCAGAAGTAAGCGCAGAGGCCTTTGCAGCCGAAGCAGGAGTACTACCAGTTATTAATATGTCTGATGCTGATGCATCAGCTGTTAACATTCAAAGCACAAAATTTTATACAGAAGACGACCTTGCTAAGGTTCGCTCTCAGGAAAAAGAAAAACTTTATCCTCAGATTGAAAAGCTAAAGGAAGAAGTTGATGTATTGAAGCGCAGTCGAGAAGAAGAAGCCAATCGAGTTGCAACTGAAGAATCAGAGCGTCAAGCTCGTATTACTCAGGAACAAAAAGCTAAGGAAGAGTCTGAACTAGAAGTTCGTGACCTCCTTGCTAAGAAAGAAAAAGAATGGCAGGAACAACTGCAGCATGAGCGTCAAGAACGCGAAACTGCTTTTGCACTTCTAGAACGTGAACGCACCTACACAGAACTTCAGACATACCGAGCACAGAAGCTCGAAGCTGAGCGTGATAACATCATGCCAGAGCTTGTTGACTTGATTAGTGGAAACACTACAGAAGAAGTTGATGCAAGCATAGAGAGCTTGAAAGAGCGCTCAACTAGAATTCTCGAGTCGGCGCAATCTGCAATGCAGAATGCACGTCGAGAAATGACAGGAACAAGGGCAACCTTACCTCCTGGAGCCGGACCCTTGGATACCAATTCGGAGCAAAAGAACTTAACGGCGCAAGATATTGCGTCAATGTCAATGGATGAATACGCTAAATATCGTGGCCGACTCTTGAGCCCTAGTGCTCAGGGGAAAACAAAGGGACTGTTCGGATAACCCAAAAATCCAATACCGTTGACAAGGAGTCAATTTAAATGGCATCAAGCATTACGGGTACCGGCAATCTTGCCGCAGCACCTACAGCGTACTCAGGTACAAATACACAGCTGACTCAAGCGATTCAGACAATCTGGTCCAAGGAAATCTTGTTCCAGGCAATGCCTATCCTTCGCTTTGAGCAGTTCGCAGTAAAGAAGACTGAACTAGGTGTTGCACCTGGTCTTCAAATCAACTTCATGCGTTACAACAACCTCGGCTTTGCTTCAGCACTTGTCGAAGGTGTACGTATGCAGACAAACGCTCTTACAGCGCAACAGTTCTCAATCACAGTAACTGAGCATGGTTATGCTCTTGCTGTATCTGAGCTTCTATTGAACGCCTCATTTGATGACGTAATGGCTTCAGCCTCACGTCTTCTTGGTCGTAACATGGCAATCTATCTAGATCAGCTTTCACGCGACACACTCTATGCAGCAACATCAGTAATCTACGGTGAAGACCGCTCAGGCCAGACAGCAGTTAATGCTTGGTACGCTGACGGAACAACCGCAGCAAACCGTGCTGCTATGACAGGCACTTACTACATGACACCTCACACTGTGAAGGACGCAGTAGAGAGCCTTGCAACAAAGAATATCCCTCGTTTGGGCGAAACTTACGTTGCATTCGTTCACCCTCACCAGTCACGTAAGCTACGTGACAATCCAGAGTTCATTGAAGTAAACAAGTACGCAGCACCAGGAAACTTCATGCTAGGTGAAATCGGTCGTTTGTACGACTGCGTATTCATCGAAACCACACAGGTCCTAAAGGTCGCTGGCGGTGCTGGTACTTCATACTCAGCAGATACAACAGTTGCTAACCCAACAGTTTCTGCTGGTGGTGGATACATCACACCTGCTACAAAGACAGGTAACGGTGGTTCAGACCGCTATGCATCTATCTTCATCGGAGATAACGCATTCGGTCACGCAATCTCACTTCCAGTAGAACTCCGCGATGGCGGTATTCTAGACTTCGGTCGTGAGCACGCACTTGCTTGGTACTCAATCTTCGGACTTGGTCTAATCACTGACCAGGCTGTAGTTATTGCAGAAACCAACTAATTACAATTTAATAGCTTAAATGTTGGGCGGGGAGCCTTAAACTCCCCGCCTCAACACAAACTCATTCACTAACCCGGAGGATACAAATGGCAACAAAGAAATCACCAACAGACGTCACAGGCCGTAGCCGTGATGAGCTAGCAGATCAGTTCTCAGATGAAACAGCTAAGAGAGCAGACGAGATGTCACTAGCAACAGCAACTGCTGCTATTAAGGCAGAAACAGAAGTTATTGACGCTACCAAGCCTGACCGTCAAACAGTTATCGTTGACACAGTAGACCGGGTAGGTAAGCAGGACGACACAGTAGTTATTCGTGTTGTAGAAAACATTGAAAACATGACCCTTGGAGCCGGAAACAACTTTAACTTTAAGCCAGGTCAAAAGTACGAAGTTACACGTTCAGTAGCTGAACACTTAAAAGAAAAAGGCTATCTAGCAGCCAATATTTAATTGGTTAACGAAGCAGCGGACTTCCCCTCCGCTGTTTCGTTTATCAAGTTTTTTTAGCCGTAACCGCTACCATTAGACTAGTTACGTTAGGAGTGGTTAGTGGCTGTATTAACAGACCTAGTGTCTAGAGTAAGGCTTGAGCTAGGCGACATGCCGACTCAGTTTACTTACACCGCAACAGGCGACGGAACCACTAAAGTTTTTGATTTAAAAAAGAAGCCTGTTGAAAACACAACTCTTTTAGTTACAGTAGCTGGTAGCCCAGTAACTACTCCTGCTGGGTATACGGTTCAACAAGATTTAGGCGTTGTTACTTTTGTAACTGCCCCAAGCGCGGCCGCGGCAATCTCAATAGTCGGAACCCATTACCGATACTTTACAGACACAGATATTACGCGTTTTGTTAATACCGCCGTGGAGCAACACACTTTTGAAAGAACAGATGGCTACGGAAGCCAGATGACCCTGGCCATGCTTCCACCAGTTGAAGAATACCCAATAGCAATTTTGTCAACAATTGAGGCTCTATGGGCTCTTGCTACAGACTCTGCATTTGATATTAATATCTCTTCACCAGACGGAGTTATGATTCCGCGTTCTGACAGATACCGTCAGCTCACTCAGATGATTCAGGCTAGAACAGATCAATACAAGCAGCTTTCCTCTGCTCTTAATATTGGAATCTGGCGTATTGAGATGGGCACACTTCGCCGTGTTTCTCGTCTTACTAACAAGCTCGTCCCTATGTACTTGGCTCAAGAGATTGATGACTCCCGTAGACCAGAGCGCGTATATATTCAAAACGACCTCAAGGGCCGTAAGCCAATGCCTACCTACGCAGGTGTCTATGACATCGCGCTTTATCAGGGCGACTCATGGTCTGGCGAATTTGACTTCCCATTTGATGTCACAGCTCTTACTTTTAAAGCTCAAGTTAGAACCTATCCAAATGCTCCTGCACTTTATGCAACTTTTAATATTACTAAAATAGACGCCGCTAACGGCCGTATTCGTTTGACGATGCCCCCATCGTCTACTAAGTATTTACCAGCACGAGCTTTCTGGGACCTTCAAGCCACAAGTACAACAGATGCAAGCTTTGAACAGACCTATATTCGGGGGCAAGTATTTGTAACCCAGCAAGTGACATTGGATTAATATGAGTGGACTTATCCCAGTAAACGGCCAAATAGTTGTTCAGGTAACCCCACCGTCAACGCCTGCGGTTACCTTAAACCAAATTACAGTTGGGGGCATAAACCAACCCTCTGTGGCGTATCATCATACTCAGGGAACATCTTCGGCTGTGTGGGTTATAACTCACAACCTTGGTTGGTATCCAAACGTAACTGTTCAGGACTCGGGCGGGTCAATCGTTGAAGGTGAAATAGCCTACACGAGCACCATGTCCC